GACTTAAAAAATGAAAAACCTACTAACTACACTACTCGAAAAACTGAGTGAGAACTCCACATGGCGCGGACTGATCCTAATTGCTATTGCAGTTGGGGTTAAGATCGAGCCAGAACTCCAAGAGTCTATCATCGTCGCAGGACTAGGACTTGTTGGATTAATAAACGTAGTCCGTAAAGGCTAATGGTTCCAAACTCCCGACCGCAGCAAGCTAAGGAGAAGACGCTCTCGATGGTAATCAAATCGGGAATCGTTGATCGTGTTGCTTTGGTCGGCATCCGTGGATACTACATGGACAGCATGGGAGTTAAAGGAAAGAACGACCGAGGTATCTACGACGATGCGATCATACTTTTATCTCCAAGCGTCCATGCTACGTTTAACGCTAATACTGATCCGTCGATATTTAAGAAAGGTATCGCGGTACTCAAGACTGGTATTCATCGGTATCGTAAGGGGAATCATGGTATCTCTAAACCCGGAGGTGGCTACCCTGCGTTGCGACCTTCTAACCCAAAAGAAGAAGTGCCTGTTACAAGAGATGGTGAAGGTGATTCTATGGGGGTAGCAATCAACATTCATAAGGGAGGATACAATACGACCTCCTCGCTGGGTTGCCAAACGATCTATCCACCGCAATACGATGGGTTCATCAATCTCGTCTACTCAGAAATGAGTAGATACAACCAAAAGACAATTCCATACTTGCTTGTGGAACAAACTTCTTGACTAATACAAAATTAAAATTATCGTAAACGATAACTCCTATGGGAAACTGTGATTCAAACTGTGGTGGGCCAAGCCTAAATGCAATGCGCGAGTTGGCTAATAGATCAGCTTACTGGGCGCGTATAGCTCAACAAGCCGCGATTGACGCTGGCGCAACGGGTGCTACTGGGCCAGAAGGCGCGACTGGGGCAACAGGCATTCAAGGTCTTACTGGTGCGACTGGTGACTTGGGTTCTACAGGATTAACTGGATCAACTGGCTTAGAAGGTGCCACGGGTTCGACTGGAGTAGGCACAACAGGAGCTACAGGCGTTGATGGCCCCACTGGTGCTACTGGGCCAAGCGGTGGGCCAACTGGCTCTACAGGGCCAGATGGAGCTACGGGAAGCACAGGGCCAGATGGTGCATCTGGAGCTACAGGCCCAGACGGTTCTACGGGCGCAACGGGTGCTACGGGTGGAATTGGCCCAGATGGTGCTACAGGAGCTACGGGTGATCTCGGAGCTACAGGGGCAACTGGATTTGGTATCCACGGTTCGACTGGTGCTACTGGCATGGTTGGCCCTCGCGGAGCTACTGGACTCACTGGTGGACTTGGAGCCACTGGATCAGGTTCAACTGGAGCTACTGGAGACACAGGAGCTACTGGCCCAAGTGGTGGCCCTACTGGAGCTACCGGCATTGACGGGGCGACTGGTTCCACTGGCGCGACTGGCGCGACTGGCTTGACTGGTGTGGTTGGCCCAACTGGTGCTACGGGATTAGATGGTGATAGATACCATACCACAAGCACAACCGCGCTTACGATTGTATCAAGTGGACTTATTACTTTAACAACTACTGACCTTAATCTTGATTACAGCATTGAGCAAAGTGTCATTGTTGCATACTCAATCGGTCAGCATATGCACGGCAAGGTTGTCTCGTACAGCCCATCAACTGGTGTATTGGTTGTAGATGTTACAAGCTCCCTTGGTTCTGGAACAAATTTAACTCCTTGGGAAGTTAACCTTGATGGTGCTGTTGGAACTATCGGCTCAACTGGCGCGACAGGCGCGACTGGGGCTGGCGCAACGGGAGCAACGGGCGTAATAGGATTGGATGGAGCCACGGGTTCTACTGGAGCCACTGGCGAAGGAGCTACGGGTGCTACTGGTGTACTAGGTTTAGACGGAGCTACTGGCTCTACTGGAGCTACTGGCCCACAAGGAGTAGCTGGTGGAGCAACTGGTGCTGGAACTGACGCTATCTTCTGGGAGAATGGGCAATCAGTAAATACATCCTACTCAATTCCAATTGGAATTAACGCAGGAAGTTTTGGCCCAATCACAGTTCAAGCTGGCGTGACCGTAACGGTTCCCGCTGGTGGAGTATGGACTGTGGTGTAAAAAAACCTTGACACTTTAATAACGTAAACTATTTTATAAAACTATGGGATGCTGCAATTCATATCCTCCATGCCAAGCGAATGACGCTAATGTATGTGATCCATTGACTACAACGGAAGAAGCATACAAAATCGTAGTGGAAGATATTGCCTTTTGCAAAAAGGTATTAGCACCACCGACAAATGTTTCTGCACTTCAATACGATTCTAGTTCATTAGTAAACTGGAAAGATGGAAGCGCATCAAAGCCATTCAGCCTTCCACAAATCCAAGGCACTACAGGAGCGACTGGTTACATGGGAATCATTGGCGTTAAATCCAATGGTGACTTTGTTTCTTTCAATGCCGCGACTGGTGCTACCGCTGCTACGGGAGCAACTGGATATGAGATTATCGCAAACAATGGTGCTGGATGGAAGATTGTATCTGGTGCAGTAATTACTGGAGTCAGCGATCAACCTAAAGGTGGCGGAACAAACAGAGTATTCTTTGAAAATGATATTATCGTTACCGATAATTACACAATTACAACAAACAAAAACGCAATGTCCGCTGGGCCAATTACAGTTGCTGCTGGAGTAGTAGTAACAGTACCCGCAGGATCAGTATGGACAGTAGTATAAAGGAATAAAATTATGCCAGTAACAATAGACGGAACAACAGGAGTAACAACACCCGGAGCAACAGTCGGAGCAATCACAGGTATCCTCAAAGCGACATCTGGAGTTGTATCGCAGGCTGTAGCTGGAACGGATTATCTAACATCAACCTCTGGTGGTTCTATTACTCTTGCAACAGCACAAACTGCATCTGGAACTGCTGTAGATTTTACGAGTATTCCAAGTTGGGTAAAGCGGATTACTGTGATGTTAAGAGGTGTTTCTGGAAGTGGAAGTTCTAATTTTTTACTACAACTAGGAACATCAAGTGGAATTGTAGCTAGTGGGTATATTGGGTCTGTAAATAGGGAAGTGAATTATTTGGGATTTTCTACTGGATTTCAGTTAATGATTAACACTGCAGCTCCTAGCACAAATGAAATACTTATTTCACTGGCAAACATATCTGCGAATACATGGATTGGGTCATTTATTACCACAAGAAATCCAGAAAAATTGGTTTCGTACGGTGTTGGGTCTATAGTCCTCTCTAGCACCCTCGACCGAATCCGCATCACCACAACCAGCGGCACAGACACCTTTGACGCTGGAACAATTAACATATCTTACGAATAATATGGCAACCTCATTAACTTTACAAAACGATGCGTCATTAGCGCAGGGCTACATCCAAGTCAACGGAACGACCTCTGCGACATTTACGACGAGTGGCATCACAGGCAATTTGACTGGGAACGCTGATACTGCTACCAAGTTTTCCACTACGACTGGTTCTGCTCCTGCCTACGCTTGCCGTGCATGGGTGAACTTCGATGGAACCAAAGATACTACTGGTGCAGTAAGCACAGCAAATACGAATCGTCTTATTCGCTCAAGTGGAAATGTGACAAGTGTTCTTCGTAATTCTGTTGGTGATTATACTATTACATTTACTACTGCAATGAGTGATGCGAATTATAGTGTTACATTAGCAGTTCAAACATCTTCTGAATATGATTTTAGACCAGTAATAAAAAATTCATCAACTCCTACGATTTCTTCAATAAGAGTTGCAAATCCAACTGCAACTGGAAATGCGGTAATACCATACCAAGACCCAGCTATTTTCTGCGTTCAAGTCTTCGGAAACTAATATTATGCCAACAACAATTACATCCGCAGGAGTAACTTTTACTGACACGACTACGCTGACGAGTGCGAATGGAGTTCCATCAGCACTTAAACTAACCACAGCACGGACGATTAACGGAGTTTCATTTGATGGAACTGCTGATATTACTGTTCCTGCAAGTGGGACAAGTGCTGCCAAAGCATGGGTGAATTGGGACGGAACAGCTACAAGTCCTATAGCTCCAAGAGCATCATATAATGTTTCTAGTGTTACTAGAAATTCCACAGGAAACTTTACAATTAATTTCGCAACTCCATTAACTGATGCAAATTATTCTTTTGCTCTTGGTCATAACTGGCAAGGAGGGGTGGTAAATTTTGCAATGCTAAACGGAGGAACTAAAACAGCAAATGCACTTCAAGTACTTTTATCGGATGGATCGCAAAGTGGAAATGTTGTTAATACGACCCAAATGAATTGTGTAATTTTCGGAAACTAATCTTATGTTTATCACTTACCCACAACCAAACGGACAAGTAGCTGTAGTCATGCCATGCGGAGATGTTAATGACGCAATCAAAGATGTTCCAGAAGGAGTAGAATACAAGATTGTCGAATCAGTTGACATTGACAACGACTACTTCAACGCATACGAATTTGACGCTGAACTTGGAGCAAAGGTAAACATCGAAAAAGCCAAAGCTATTCATCTCGATAAGTTCCGTTCCGCTCGTTCACCGAAGCTACAAAAGCTCGATATCGACTTCATGAAAGCCGTCGAAGCTAACGACGAAGTGAAGAAGGCTGAAATCATTGCTGCGAAGCAAGCGTTGCGTGACGTTACGCTGACTACGCTTCCAGACGATCTTGCTGGTATCAAAGCAACTTGGCCTGACATTCTGAAGTAATGCCAGCAGATGGATCAGTATTCGATGGATTCACAAGTATCATAGCGCAAGACGCAGATACTCACCCATCATACTTACCTCCATCAATGGTAGCGGAGTCTGTTAATCGGACATTCCGAGGTGGGATAAATAGGACAAGACCTAGCATCCGCAACATCAATATCGTAGCAGGAACTGACCAACCATCGACTATCGTTAACGATATTCAGAATGGCAACTTCCAAGGTTCATTTGCATATAGGGCTGTAAACTACCAAAGCACAGATGGACTACTTCTATCAGTAAGCGGAAAGATTTACTTTTTAAAGATCATAGGCAACACGGCGTATGCCTATAAGCTAATAGAAGGCAATGATCCCGGCATGATGCACACATGGTTCGTTCAAGCCGAAGATCGGGTGTACATCCAGAACGGATACCAGAATGCCATAGCATGGGGCGGGGACTTAAACGTAGCAGCGTATAGGCTGAACCCATACCTCAAGAAGATGCCGATTGGGACTATCATGGAATACGCTTTCGGGCGAGTATTCGTAGCTGATAAGTTCAATCAAATCTACGCATCTGACATCATCTTCGGAGCAGGATTCACTGATACAACAAATACCGAGAACTTCACGGAGATCGGATACTGGGCAGAAGGTGGAGCGTTTGCTACCCCAGCGATGATGGGAAATATCACTGGCATGAAAGTAATGCCACAGATTGGAACTAACCTCCGCGCCCAAGGGATGCTAGTTGTGCTAACATCAAATGGTGCATTCGCGATGGACGTTAGCCTACCAAGGGCGCAATGGGCAACATCTCAAATGCAGACGATTAGTTTGCTTGGGCGTGGATGCACGTCTCCATACTTGGCACTAGCCAACTCTGAACTTTGGTTTAGATCACATGATGGCTGGGCATTCTATTCCAATAGCCAATCAGAATTTGCCAGATACTTCTCGCTTCGTAAACTTTCTAGGGAAGTAAATAAATGGGTATCAAATGATACTCCTTGGCTGAAGCAATTCGCTTCAACTATGTTTTTCAATAACTATCTGATCAGTACAGTAGCACCGCAAACCTTCCGCGCAACGGGAGTAGAGGGATTAAATAGATACCACAGAGGAATGGTTGTACTAGACCTAGATCAATCATCTTCACCATCACCAGACGCACAGCTTACATTTCGCTGGAATGGCCTCTGGACGGGCTTTAGACCAACTCAGCTACTATCTGCCTATATTTTGAATGAGAAGCGTGGATTCGGATTCTCGTTCGATACAGACAATAAGAATCGACTCTACGAAATCACAACAAGTCACACTGATGACTACGGAGTAAATGGGACTGTAGCAATAGAATCGTTTTTCACATCAGGAAGGTATGACTTCGCGCAAAGCGGGGCATCAAATAAGTTCTTAAGGAAAAGAATCACTGGTGGTGAGATGTGGTTATCTGAGATCAAAGGAGAAGTCACAAGCCGGGCGGAGTTCAGACCAGACTCTTATCCATGTTGGAGTGAATTAAAAGTACCAACGACCTATGGATGTAACCCATGTTCTCCAGTAGTAACGAACGAATGTTACCCAAGACGTAGTGGTGATACCTACAAACGCTACAAGTTTAACTCACCCGACCCATCTGAATGTAATTCTATTTCGGATATTCCAACAATAGAAGGAAGTGAGTTTCAACTAAAGATTTCCTTGACAGGAGCGGCAACAGTAGACAGAGTAAGGATAATGGCAAACATTAAGAATTTGGAAGACTCTCCGATTGGTGACTGCCCAGAAAACGATCAAGAGTGTCCAGACATTAACTGCTGCCCAGAACGGTATTACGACTACTCAATAAACGAAGGATAATATAGTGGACAATCAAGATTCATCTCCAGCAATTATTTTCCCAAATGTCCCAATCGACTTTTGTCCATCTGGGAATTGGTCAGAAATCCTTCAGCAGTTTATTGATACTGTTCTTTCTAATGGAACAATCAATATTCCCGGCCTTGGTGACGTAACGCCAGAAGAGATCGCTGCTATCAATTTAGAGCTTACAAACCAACAGAACGAGATTGATGCGTTAGATACTCGCGTTACTGAGCTAGAAGATAACTCAATTAGGTTTGGAACTATAACTGGAGTAGCTACTGGTGACTCAGTAAGGACTGTAACATTTACTGCACTTCCATCTGTAAATTATGGAATATCAATTACTCCAATAGCATCTGCTACAATTGGAGTGCAAGCTACACCATTATTCGCATTGAATGGTGGAAGCAAAACAACAACAGGATTTTCAATCCGCATTGAGAATAACATTGCGGAAATAACAAGTGTAGACTGGATGGCGGTTCACACTTCGTAAGTAATAGCCATAAAGAAAACCAATACTATGACACCACTAAAAGGAACTGACCCAAAGCTCGTCTCTGGCGGCGCACCAACTCGCGGTAAGATCGGCGAAGGCATGGGCAATATGCCTAACCTTGGAGCCAAAAAGCCTAGCATCTACACGACTGCTGGCACTCCAAAACAAGGCTACCAGAAGTAATTATCGTTAACGATAATGGGTGATACCCTCAAAGAGATGGCAGAACTCGTAAAGGGTTTTGTCGGAGATAGTGGCGTTTGTTCTGATGAGAGAGCTTTCAAAGCAATCAATCAGGCTAGACGCTTGCTATGGAATAAACGTGCATGGACTTCTCAAGAAGAGTACGTCCAGATTTGTTGCGTTAACGACTGCTTCACTCTACCCAATCGCTATGAGCAAATCAAGCTCGCGTGGGTAGGGAATGATGCAGTATCGTTAGCTGACGAATGGTTCAATGCGACTAACGCATTTGCGCTGAATGCTGACCAATCCTGCCATCGTTTGATTACGGAGGTAGGAGGAAAGCACGTTTTATTTAGGGACTACACCACCCACTTCTATCGTTTAGGTGTGATGTTAGAAAGCGCAGAAGACATCGGCGTGACTCTGACATTTGAAGTACAAGACCAGTACGACACCTACCATACGATCAAGGTAACTGGAGTTAATCCTCCAACACTAGCCCAATCTGATCTATTGATCAAAGGAGTTAGATCAGTATCTAAACCCGCAACCAAAGGAAGAGTAAGAATCTATGCGTACGATACCGCGCTGGAAGCAAAAACATTAATCTCTGTCTACCAACCTAATGATGTTAATCCATCATTCCGTAGGTTCAAAGCACCAAGAACGTGCGAGTGTATCACTCTGTATGCTTCTAAGAGATACTTTGATCTGGTAGATGAACAAGAGCTAGTTGAGTTCATCCCAGACTCAATGATCTACGCTATCCTTGCTCTGAACTCCAGAGACAACAGGAAAGCGCAAGAGTTCTTGATGAACCTAGACC